ACAAAGCTGATTCGTGATACTGACGCAGATGCACTTCTGATGAACAGTGACACAATCACAAAGGTTCAGACAGTGGCTAGAATCCTTGGCTATAAGACAGAATCAGAAGAAGCATTCGGAAAGAAGGTAACTTCTATGGATGGTGTTAGACTTATGGATTTAAAGAACCATTACACTGTATCAGCAAGCACAGCAACAGCAAATGCAGTTGTAAAGAAAGGCATTTCAAGAACAATCGGCGGTGATTCCGGTGCAACAACAGGACTTACAGACATTTATGCAGTCAAATTTGACATTAATGACGGTTTCCATGCTGCAACACTTGCAGGAAGCAATGCAATTGACCAGTATCTTCCAGATTTCACACAGCCGGGTGTCGTTAAGAAGGGCGAAGTTGAAATGGTGGCAGCTACAGTCTTGAAGAATACTGCACATGCCGGTGTATTAAGAAACATTAAGATTGCGTAGTTTGAAAGGATAAGGTGAAAAGAATGGCAGGAAAGAATTTTATTATCAGAACAACAAACATCCCTAACTTCACTGGTGTTGATGCAGGAAGCGTTGCTTTTGCAAACGGAACCGCAACAATCAGTGATGCAAGAATGGTGGAATGGTTCCGTGAGCATGACGGCTATTCCGTTGAAGAAGCAGATGGTACTGCTTCTTCAGTAGAAAGCAATCCAGTTTCAAGAATGAAATTAGAGGAACTGAAAGCATATGCAGCCGAAAAGGGAATTGACCTTGGTGATGCATCTAAGCGTGATGAAATCATTGAGAAAATCAAAGCGGCTGAAACAGTAAAAGGGTAAAGGTGATTTGTCATGATTATGTCAGTGAAAGAATTCAAAACCTTTGTAGAAACTGACATGGCAGAGCCATTAATTGAAGCAAAACTTCAGTCACTGGAACTGTTGATTCGAAAATACACCAACAATAATTTTCAAAACCGGTTATATAGAAGAACTGCCGATATTATCGGTGGTTCTTTTTATGTAACAGCCGTTCCATTTAAGGAAGGAGATACAATTCAGGTATCAACAACGCAGTTATCAAATGGTTTGAAAGTGCCATGCCTGAATGAAGGACTTTTTACAATTGACAAAGTGGATAATAATTCATTTTCAGTGAAAGAAGATGTGATGGATGAAAGCAATGTCCTCTGCACCAAGATTGTTTATCCAATGGATGTGAAAATGGGTGTAGTTAATCTGATGAAGTGGGACATGAACAACCGGGACAAGGTTGGTATACAGTCAGAAACGATTTCCCGGCATTCTGTGACATATTTCAACATGGATGGTGATAATTCTACCATTGGATTTCCAAAGTCCTTAATCGGCTTTTTAAAGCCTTATATCAAGGCACGGTTCTGAAAGGGGTGTTGATATGATAGGTGGAAACTTAAAAGCAATGTTGCAGGTGAAAAGCACTATTAAGAATGAAATCGGCGAAGGCATCCCTGTTTGGCATGATGTGATAGAACTTCTTGGATGGATAGACCTTGCATCCGGTGATTCCAAGCGGACAGAGTACAATGCTAAAATTCAGGAATCAACCCATGTATTTGTGTGTGATTACAAGCCGATTCCTGCCACTATTACCATTGATGACGCAATTGTTAGGGTAGTAGCGGAAAATGCCAGATTAATAGTAAATTCACAAGCATATGATGTGATGCTGATTGATGACCCAATGCAGTTACATGCACAGCTTGAAATCTATCTGCAATACAGAGGTGGTCAGGATGTCAGTACAATTTAAAAACAATTCGGCAAAGGTCAAAGCAGCCATGAATGAAAAGGCAATAGCTTGGTTGTATGAAGCATCCGGAGAATTGGAAGCACAGGTCAAAAGAAATACAGTGGTTGGCACAGGTCAGTTGAAAAATTCATGGACTTATAAAGTTGATGAATCCAAAGGTGAATCCAAAATAGGAAGTCCATTAGAAAATGCCATTTGGGAAGAATTTGGAACCGGACAGTATGCATTGCATGGTGACGGAAGAAAAACTGCATGGACATATGAAGATGACAAGGGAAAATGGCATAAAACGATAGGTAAAAAGCCGAGAAGAGCATTGAATAATGCCTTTGTGACACTTAAAAAGTCATTGCAGGCAAGGCTTGAACAGATTATGAAAGGGATGGAAAAATGACGGCAGCAGTATTAAAATTTATAAGTGATGCAATGGCATCAGCTAATATTCCGTATGAGTTTATGGAATACATATCTGCTGTGGATGCAATACCGGTATATTGGGTGGGCGAATATACAGAAGAACCGCCCTTGAATGAAGATTGCATGCAGGAAACGCAGTTCATCCTGACCGGAACCGGTAAAGGTTCATGGTCAGAACTGGAAAAGCAGAAAGAAAAAATCAAAAAATTATTCCCGGCGAATGGTGGCAGAAGAGCAATCCTTGATGATAAATCAGGGGTTGCTGTTTTTTATGGTAACGCATTCCCGGTTCCAACCGGTGATGGTTTTATGAAAAGGCTACAGATAAATTTAACAGTTAAAGAATGGAAGGTGAATTAATATGGCAGATTGGACAGAATTTGCAGTATCCGGAGTGTCAGAGGACACACCGAAAAATATTATGCTTGGAGCAGGAACGCTTTATAAAAACTTTGTGTATTCCACAGAATCAAGCAAATGGACAGGTACAATTCTTGGCGCAACGTCAGGGGGAAATAAATTAACGATTACACCAACAATTACAGATATTGAAGTCGATGGTGTTCTTGTAAAAGCCAAAGGTCTTAGACAGAAGACCGGAGAAACAGCACAGATTGAAACTAACATGGTTGAAATCACAAAAGAATACCTTCAGTCAACTGTCATTGGAAAAACCGGAACATCTGTGGATAGCAGATTTGATGTTATTGAATCAAAAGAATTGATTGAGGATAGTGATTATATTGAAAACTTCGCTTTTGTTGGATTCAAAACAGACGGAAGTCCTATCATTGTTATTTTTGATTCTGCAATTTGCACATCAGGTCTTTCTGTTGAAGGAAAGAACAGCGAAGCTTCGGTTGTTCCGGCAACATTTGAATGTGTTGCAGAACTTAAAACAGGCGGTAACACAAATAAATTGCCTTATCACATTTATGTGCCTAATGCGGCTGCAACACAGGCAACACAGAAATCCACAAAAGTGGTTTCAGAATAAAAACCAAACAGAAGGAGATTGAACAATGAATGATATGTTAGTAAAAAATACAGAAATTGAATCAGAAGATACACAGGAGCCAAAGACTTATGATTTGCGACCATTGGTTGCATCTGACATGGGTATGATTTGTAAAATCATCACTACTATTGGGGTTCGCCAGTTTAAGGATTGCTTCAATATTGAGCAGACAGAAGATGCCAAGGAAGATATTAAAAAGGTCGGCTTTAGCGTAATGCTTGACATTGCCGGAATTATTATTTCAAATATTCCGAAAGCCGAAGAAGAAATTCAGGTATTCTTGGCATCCTTGTCAGGTATGAAACTTGCAGAAATTAAAAAAATGCCATTTGCTGATTATGGTGAATTAATTATTGAAGTGGTGACAAAAAAGGAATTTCAGGATTTTTTCAAACGTGTCATGAAATTGTTCAGTCGGAATTAGGCTATATAAAGTATATGGATTTGCTGTCTCAAAGATATGCAAATCCATATTTACTTTTAGATGATGTAATCCGTTTGGGACAGCTTCATGATTTTTCAATTGAAGTCTTGCAGATGATTCAAAAGGATAGAGTACAGCAACGCAGGTGGGAATATTATCTGCATAAAGTATGGAAAGATATGTCCTTTGATGAATATGTAGCAATCTGTGAAAAAAACATTCCTGAAGAAAAAACAATGGAAAAAGAAGAAGCAGTAAAAATAATAGAGGATTCAAACAAAATATTAGAAGAATTCTTTAATTAGATAGAAATTTAAGCACACCGGCTATGGTGGGCTTTTTTTATACAGATGGAAGGGGGTGAATCCCTTTGGAACTTTTTAAATTACTTGGAACAATTGCCGTAAATAACAGCGGAGCCAATGAAGCCATAGATGAAACTACAGAAAAAGCAGAGCAATCAAGCAGCAAATTTGGAAATTTTCTTGGAAAAGTTGGCAGTGTTGCAACGAAAATAGCAGGTGTCGGTGTTGCAGCATTGGGAGCCGTAGCAACAGGACTTGGAGCATTGACAAAGCAGTCTGTTGAAGCCTATGCCGATTATGAACAGTTTGTTGGTGGTGTTGAAACACTGTTCAAAGATAGCAGTAAAAAAGTATTAGAATATGCAAATAATGCATACAAGACCGCCGGATTATCAGCAAATCAATATATGGACACAGTAACAAGTTTTTCAGCTTCGTTGCTTAAAGGTTTAAACGGTGATACTGCAAAAGCAGCAGACATAGCAAATACGGCTATTGTGGATATGGCTGATAATGCAAATAAAATGGGAACATCAATGGAATCCATACAAAATGCTTATCAGGGTTTTGCAAAGCAGAATTATACCATGTTGGACAACCTGAAACTTGGTTATGGTGGTACTGCATCAGAAATGGCAAGGTTGATTAATGATTCCGGTGTCTTGGGTGACACAGTAAAAATAACTGCTCAAGATGTGAATGATGTTTCTTTTGACAAAATGATTGAAGCCATTCACACAGTGCAGGTTGAAATGGGAATGTCAGGACTTACCGCAGAAGAAGCAGCAGAAGCTGTAAAAAACGGAAGTATGACACAGGAAGAAGCGTTTGAAGCTATGGGTACCACAGCTAAGGAAGCATCCACAACAATTCAGGGTTCAATCGGAATGATGAAATCAGCATGGGAAAACTTTCTTACTGGTATGGCTGACCCTGACCAAGATTTTGATGCATTGCTTGAAAACTTGGTTGATTCGGTGGTGACCGTTGCTGATAACCTTATTCCGAGAATTGCAGAAACGCTTCCAAGGCTTGTGCAAGGAATATCTGGTGTTATAGAAACATTAGGAACTTACATGCCTGAATTATTATCTAAATTGTTACCGGCATTGTTAGAGGGAGCCGGGCAATTGCTGACGCAATTAGTAACAGGAATTCCGGCTTTATTTGAAGCAGTGGTTCCGGCTTTGGTGGAATCAGTAAAAATGATTCTTTCATCAGCAATGGAATCTTCTGGAATAGGTTCTTTTTTGGATGACTTTTTAGGTGAAGGCACAATGGGAACCTATATGGAAACAATGACCGGAATTCGTGATGATATGGCAGAAATCTTTTCCCCACTATTAGGAAAATTCGAAGAGATAAAGACCACATTTCTTGAAAATATCGGTCAGATTAAGGAACCGGTAACAACTTTGTTTAGTGATATTATGGGAAGTGCCAGTGATATATGGGAAAGCGTCGGCAAGCCTGTTTATGAAGCTATTGAGTATGCAATAGAATGGGTACTTGACCGTTTTAATGAAGCATTACCGACAATTATAACTATTGTGTCAGATACTTTTTCGCTATTAAGTGATTTGTGGAACAATGTTTTAAAGCCAGCCTTTAATGATATAGGTATTGTTATAGAATGTTTGCAGCCAATATTCGAAGTGGTATTTGGTGTATTAGCGAGCATTTTCGGAACATTGGTTAGTGCGATTGGTGACTTATGGAATAACTCATTAAAGCCGATATTTAGCGGAATTATTGAATTTTTATCTGGAATATTTACTGGTGATTTTTCAAAGATAATTGACGGACTGGTAAACATATTTAAAGGCTTGTGGAGCGGCATAAAAACCATTGTAAGTGCAATTGTTGAAGTAGTGTCAAAAGTATTCGGCGGCTTATGGGATATTGTTAAAACTATATTTGGTGGAATGTTTGATACAATTTCCGGAGTATTCAGCAAGATATTCAGTACAATTAGTTCTGTTATCGGTACGATTGCAAGCACTATCAGCAGCGTATTTGGTGCTATTTATGATACAATTTCAAGCATTTTCACTTCAATCAGTGATACAATTTCAAGCATTTGGAATGGTATCTGGGATACAATCAAAGGTGTCATTAATAGCATTCTTGGTGGTATTGAAGGAATGGTAAATGGTGTTATTAAAGGAATTAACAAAATCCTTGGTGGAATTGATACCATTGTCGGTGGTGTTGGTGATTTAATCGGTCTTGATTGGTCAGTACCGACATTGAATGAGATTTCATTGCCTAGACTTGCAAAAGGTACTGTTGTTGATAAGCCAACCATTGCACAGATTGGTGAAGATGGTACTGAAGCAGTTGTTCCTTTGGAGAAAAACCGGGAATGGATTGCAAGAGTATCAGAGGAAATGCAGATTCAGGGCATTGGTGGTGATAAAGAAACACTATCCGTATTGAAAGAGATTCTTGCATTACTGAAGGAACTGAAAGAAGATTATTCCGATATGCCTCATATTTTAATTGATGCAATGGTGAACGGTCTGAAATTCAGAGTAAATAACAGGGAATTTGCAAGGCTTGTGAAGGCGGTGAATTAGAAGATGCTTGAAAAAATAATTTATAAAAATCACATGAACGAAGTGATAAATTTTGGACAAAGTGGTATATTTGCCAATTCAAACGATTTGCGTAACTTCTCATGGAGTTATACATCAAAAAATAATAGAATATCTGAATTTAAGAGAGGGATTGTTACAAAAACAATCCCTGTTATTATTCAGTGTGATTCTGAAGAAGAAGGGATTAAGGTAAAAAACCGGCTGTTTGAATGTGCTGAAAAGGATGTTCTTACAATGCAGTATGGCAGGATTATTATTGGTGATTATTATTTACAATGCTATGTTACTGCATCAAAAAAATCTGACTATATGATTCGTCCGGGTTATATGAAAACATCCCTGACAGTGGCAACAGACCTTCCTTCATGGATTAAAGAGACCACAATAACATTTGGTTACGGTCAGGGAACTGCCGGTAAAAATCTTGATTTTAACAACGATTTTCCATATGATTACACATCAAACCTGCTTGGAAAGTCTTTGAATAATACAGATTTCATTGAAACAAATTTCAGAATGGTTATATATGGAGCCTGTGAGAATCCGGAAGTGACGATTGCCGGGCATAAGTATCAGGTGAATGTAAGTATTGCTGAAAATGAGTATTTGACCATTGATTCTGTCGAAAAGACCATAGTTCTGACACATACAGATGGAACAAGGGAAAATTGTTTTAATAGCAGAAACCGGGATTCATACATTTTCGAAAAGATTCCTTCAGGTGTTAGTGGTGTGTCAAGTGGTCATTTCAAGTTTGATGTTACGCTTCTTGAGGAAAGGAGTGAACCACGGTGGACTTGATATATATGAACCGCAGCAAGGAAGATATTGGTGTATTAAAGGATTTTACCTTTGATTTGGCTTTTGGCGCAAATGAAAATGACTTTGAATGCACCGTCAGCCGTAATAATCATTGCTGTGAGGGTGGCTATTTTCTGTATGTTGAAGGAACTGAATATGGTGGAATCATTGATGACATTAAAACAGATACAGATGCAAATGAAGTGGTTTATCATGGTCGAACGTGGCACGGCTTCCTTGATTCAAAGTGCATTATTCCACTACAGTCAGGTGAAAAATCCACATCAACGGTCACTTTGAAAACAGCGGATGCAGAAGGGACTTCTTTAATAAATAAGTATCTGATTGTATCCGGAGAAGCAAATAATGTTCTTGCATGGTTAATAAAAAGATTAAGTCTTGAAAGCCTTTTTACAGCGTCCACAGAGATTTCAGGCATAACAATTACATCTTTCCAGTTTGACAGGTATTGCATGGCATATGATGGCATATGGAAGATGCTGAAAAGCGCAGGTGCAAAATTGAAGGTTCATTTCAGTGAAGGCATGGCTGTGCTTGAAGCAAAGAAAATTGTGGATTATTCAAAGGATGAACAATTTGATTCCGACCAGATAGAAATGGAAATTAAAAATTATTATCATCCATTGAATCATCTTATTTGCCTTGGAAAGGGTGATTTAGATGAAAGACTTGTAATACACCTATATGCTGATTCAAACGGCAATATAAGCCATGTGCAGAGCCTGACAGGCATTCAGGAAGTAACAGAAGTTTATGATTATTCTTCAGCAGAATCAGCGGAAGAGTTAGAAGCAAAGGGCATTGAAAAAATGCAGGAATCATGGAATGGTGATTATGTTTCCACAGAATTCGATTCAAATTCAAATTCCTTTGACATTGGTGATGTTGTAGGTGCAAAGGATAATGAAACAGGAATGTTTGGAACGGCTGAAATTACAAAAAAGATAGTAAAAATAGAAAATAATTCAACAACAATATCATATAAGGTGGGTGAAAAGTAATGCAGACACATTTAGTAACAGGATACAAAGGCAGTGAACATATTAAGTCAGCAGACCAAGGCAGCTTTAACGCTGCCTTTTTTGGTTCCGGGCAGTTTGTCATGGAAATGGGAAATCAATTTGAAGGTTCCATTGTAAATAATAATACAGTTCGGATTTTGGATGGTGACATTCTTATGTACGGTCGGCACATCAGAATTGACCCTGATACTTTTGAAGATTTAACTATTGAGACCGGCAATGCAGGAAAAAACAGAATTGATTTAGTGTGTATGACATATGAAAAGAACACATCAGACGGAACGGAAAAAGCATACCTTGAAGTCCTGAAAGGCAGTGAAACAGAAGGGACACCATCAGCACCAGAATATACTGATGGAAACATCATCACAGGTGCAATAAAGAATCAGATGCCGTTATACAAGCTGAACATTAATGGTGTTGTTCTTCAGGACATTACACCATTATTTAAAACAATTCCAACCTATAAAACGCTTGCAGAACAGTATGCAGCACAGTTCCAGAAGGCTTGTGACACTTATCTTGGAGCATTGAATATTCTTGACACAATGGAAGAGGTCAATGCCAATACACAGGCAAATCAGCTTGCCGGTGCATTGGCTGTGAAAGAAGTTATAAAAAATAAGCAGGATGCATCAACGGCAATCACGACTAGGAATATTGGTCAGCAAAGTGTGAAATATGCATCAAGTGCAGGTACGGCAGCAAATGCTAGTAAAGTTCCTTGGAGTGGTGTTACAGGAAAGCCTTCAACATATCCACCTAGTTCGCATTCGCACAATTACCTTCCGAACAATCCACCTTGCATAGAGATATTTGGACAAGGTGGTGTGCCATTTATTGATTTTCATTATGGTGGAAGTTCGGCAGACTATACAAGCCGTTTAATAGATTCAAGTTCAACTTTTAATTATTTAACAAACAGTGGAATCCATCAGTTTTGCAATGGAAATGGTAGCCAAGTGGCAAAGATACAATCTAACGGTACTTTTGGTGCAGCTTCTGGAGGAACTGCAATAGTAGGAAGTGCAATTTATTGTCAAGCAAACTGGAGTGGAAGTTCTTATGCACCTGTTTATGGTACATCATTTACAAATCCTTCCTCTAAATTAGTAAAGGAAAACGTTGTAGATATGTCAGAAGAGGAAGCAAAGAAGATTCTTCAATTAAAACCGGTAGATTTTGATTACATTGAAGCATACGGTGGTGAAAAAAATCAGCATGGTTTAATTGCCGAAGATACATTAGGTATTATTCCTTCCTGCGTAACAGTACCGGAAGGTTATTCAGAAAAAGAGTTTGATGCCGAGAAGGGAATTCGAAATAAGGTATTAGCAATTGATTATTCGAAATTGGTTCCGTACCTTATTAAGATGGTGCAGATACAACAGGAAGAAATTGAAAAACTGAAAGAAGCAATTAACAAAGAAGGAGTATCGAATGATTAGAATACAGTTTCAAAACAAAAAGTCATTTTATGATGCAGAATTCACCATGATAA